AGTCAGCTATCAAAACCGTCATACCCGCAACAAAAGACTTGCCCGCCGTGATGGTAAAGACTTTCTCACCAGTACCTATGGCAATGCTGCTTGTGCTTGTATCCTGAACTTCAGACAATGTGCCAGCCACGGCCAGATTATTAATTCCAACAATAGAAGCGTTTGCCTGTGTGCCAAATGCTGAAAGCGCCGCAACAAAGGCATCCGCTCTTGTCACGAATGTTGCAGGGGCGTCTGTTCTTTGTGGCGCCGTTGGTAGCGCGGTTATTGATGGAATAGTCATTCTACGTTAAACCCTCTAATTGAAGAAGCGTAGTCGATACAACCGGCCCGCTTATTGTATTTCTAAAATTTCTATAGTATCCGTAAACTGCTGCCTCTGAAATAGAGTCCTCTGTGATCCAAACCAAAGGCGTAGACCTATAAAGCTTTAATATCTTTTGTATCTCGTCAAATCTTCCTGTGCTTACAACTACATTTATATCTGCCGTATCTGAAAAAGCGCCTTGGATAACGGTTGTATTTCCTAGTTCGTCTGTGTTTTTGACCGAGTAATCAACTATACCGAAACTTGCGCCGTATTGCGAGTCGCCTATTACAAAAGATGCGCCCATTACAAACTCGCCAAGCTCGGCATTTGCCCCTGTATCAGTGACAGTATAAGAAAGCGTTGCCGCTGGAAAGGCCGGAAGGTCGGTAACTAAAAGCCTTTCTTTTCTGACTATTTCCTCTGTAAAATATAGATACCAATCGTTTATTCCAGAATCAGATATCATGGAAAACGTTGTGTCATATACGTCGCCATCGGTAGGGTCGTTCATTACAACCCTGATAGACGCGGCATCAACACCAAAAAAAGCACAGTTGTTTGTTATCGCGCTAGGCAGCAGGGAAGCGGTTATAGTGTTTGAGTTTACTGTTCCTTGTTGCAATACGCCGTTGAATTGGCGCCAACGGTTTGTAGAGTTTGTTCTATCCCATCCGTTATCCGTGCCAATGTTGGCTATTAGAGTTGGGTCTTTGTTTGTGTGCGCTGTGTTGCAGGTATAAATGTCATGTGTAGCAACAGCCGCGCCATCGTCAACGGTTGTGACCGTGACAATGTTTCCCACACTGTAAGCTGTTGCTGGATCCCATTCGTCAGCCGCTGGCGAAGTTTCGGCCACGTTTGTGGCTGTTAACATTGCGTCGAGTATTTTTACCGGCCTAATTAATTTCATTAAGGTGCTGTTCTCTCTTGCGGTAATCCGTTGTTGTTCCAGCGATCAACTATGTCGAAGGTTTTAATTAGATAAGTCAATATGCTCATAAGCGCTTGACCAACCATATTATCGGTCGTTCCAGAATTATTGGCAAGAACTTCCTGCTTTGTCTGGACTCGCTCGCCTTCGTGTAATTCGGCTATGTATCCGTTATAAGGAACACGCTCAATTCCTCGCGCGTGTGAGCCGTCTGGAGTAACCAAGCCGCCCGACCTTGACAATATGCCTTCAACACTTCCATCGCCTACAATGGCGTCTATCGTTGCCTGGTCAACGCCGTTCTGTAGCCCGGCCAAAGTAACCCATCTGGAAGCGTAATTTCCTAGCTGTGTATCCATTGGCGTGCCGTCGTCTCCGCCCTCTTCGCTGGCGGTTCCAAAGAAAGCACCACGCCCTGTTCCTTTTTCGTCGTATCCAATAAAGTCAGACGCATTAAGGTTTGGCGATCCGCCGAGGGTTTCGCCAAAGACATTGGTCAAGTATGAATCGACGCCGCGAAAGGCATCTATATTTGCCGTGGCTTCTTCGCCGTTTGCGCGCCTAGTGAATCCCGTAAACTGTGCACCACTGGCAAATGCATCTATTCCAAACTCGCCCTCGTGACCCAAATTCTGTGTAAGCATTCCGGCATTACTGGACATTGTGCCGCTATCGTCTAATGCGTTGGCCAGTAATGCCGCACCACCCAATGCCCAGCCCCAGACTGGAATAGCAGAAATTCCTGCCAAAACAGCCGATCCCGCAGACGCAATCCCGGAACCAACGGCCGACGCGCCAGCGCCAATGCTTGCCAATACACCAGTTCCGCCCGCCGCCGCTGCCGTCCCTGTCGCCGCCGCTGCCGCCGTGCCTGTGGCCGCCGCTGTGCCGGTTGCCGCCGCTGCCGTGCCGCCTCCCAAAAGACTTACTGCGCTTGTTACGCCTTTTTTGATTGTATTAACAAGCGTTCCGTTTGTTAACGCACCAAGGCCACCGCCACCAAAAACGGCCTTAGCCAAATCTGCAGCAGCAAGCTGCGCAACCATTCTCACAAAGCCTTCGACAACAGAGTCAAAGAATGATTTGAAGTTTAATTTTCCGTCGCTTAGGGTTTCATAAATAAGCGTTCCCCAGCTTCTTTGCAGGTCAACAAGCATGTTGTCCTGTATTTTTAAGGCGTTTGCTAGTCCTTCGTCTTCTGTCTTTCCTAGCGCGTCGGCCGCATTGCCTGACTCTGTAACAACGTCTTTCAAGCCAGTTGCTAGGCTATCAACCTCTTTTTTTGCTTCGCCGGTCTTTGTGTTTGTTGTTACCATTGTCCCTGACAGGGCAGAAAGGTCCGCGTCAAGGGTATTGGTATCGGCAGAAAGATCCGTGACGGCAGTCTCCAAAAGACTAAAGCCGCCCTCGTTCAATCTAACCTGTATAAGCTGGTCAGCGTATGCCGTTGTCGCGTTGTTGTTTTCTTGTATTACTGATTTTAGTGATCCTTTTCGCGCCATATCAATTGCGGCGAGTTTCATTTCTGTATCTTCCGCCGCTGTTACCCATCCGCGAACCTTGGTGATTGCTGTATCAACAAAAGCAGCCGCCTCAATAGTTGCAATCTGGATTCCTGACTTAACATTAATAAATAGCTCACTAAACCCAATGCCTATAATCTCAGATACCTTTAATCCGCTGACACCAAGATCAACAAAGTAACCAGATACGGCGGTAACAAACATATCAGCCCATCCCGCTATAGTCGTTAATGCCAGCCCAAAAGCGTCTGTGAATGGCTTTATAGCCAATGCCATCGCTTTAACCGTCAAAACGGTAGCCTTAACTATGTTGGATAAAAAGAAAGTATAAGTATCAAAATTAGCGCCAACATGATCGACAATTGGCTCCCCAAGAGTTAGCAGGAATTCACCAATGCTTACACGGGTCGATGCAATTTTGCCGGATATGGCGCTTAATTTAAAATCCATTGTTTCAGCAATCTTGCCAAAGGCTATGTCTGTCTGACCTGTTTTTCTGTTCATATCCTCCATGATTTCAGCGAATGATTCAGCACTGCCGCCGGTCAATGCCAATATGGTATTAACCGCCTCAACGGATCCAAATAAATCGATTAGCTGTTGCTCGTTTCCGTCTGCCGCCTCGGTCATTTCTCCTAAGAATCCAGCCAAGCCCTTTGACTGTAGGGAAGCAAGATTAAACTCGATGCCCATTTCTGCCGCTGCGTCTGACGCTTTTTTGGAAGGTGTTGCTATATTGGAAAGAGCTGCCTTTAAGCCGTTGAATGATTGACTGGTAGAGATACCGCCCTTGGTCAATGCGGCCGTCGCGCCAAGCAATTCCTCAAACCCTACTCCAGCCGTTGCCGCTAACGCCGCAACCCCACCAATACCACTGGACAATTCGCCTATAGTAGTTTTACCGGCTCGCATAGCGACAAACATGGCATCCGATACATCTGCGGCCTGGTGAGCCTCAAGGCCAAAGGAATTGACAACGGTTGTTAGTCCATCGACCGCTGTGCCAATGTCTGTGACGCCGCCTATCGCAAGCTTGTTTGCCGTTGTCAGTATTGCTGTGGCTTCCGCAGCGTTGCCCGCTCCGGCTGATATGGCTTGATAGAATGCCTGTACCTGCGCGGTTGGAGATCCGCCAAAAGTGGCGGCAAGCGCTTTGGCTTCTGCGTTTATTCTTGGTAATTGTGAAACGTCGTCTAGCAAGGTAGAGACTTCGCCCATTGCTGCGCCGAATTCTCTGGCCTCAACAGCCATCTTTCCTAGCGCGTTGACAGCAAGCGCGGCGCTAAGAGCGGGCAAAAGAGCCTTCATTGCGCCGGTGAGCTTTCCAGCGCCAGCCGACATTCCACCAAGGTCTTTGGTTGCTGATTTAACCTGGCTGGAGTCTGCTTTTATTACTAGGTTGGCGAAATCTGTCATTAGTTTATGGGCCTTCTAAGCATTGATTTTAGACCCTCTGCGTTTTTGCCTTGATCTGCTTTTCTTGGCAGATAAGGCGCGGGCAATTGAGCGTCAGAAAACTCTCTGCAAGAGTCCGTGTAAACGTCTGTAAGCCACTTAATAGTTTCTGACTCCCATCCGCTTAACTTGATTCCTGTTCTGTTCACAAACCCGTCTATATCTGACCAGGTTATCTTGCTTGGACCAACCCGGTAGAAAAGCTCAATCAAATACTCGCAAGGGTAGATATCCGGCAGTTCAGGGAAGTCTATTTCCGCGCCCCTGACCTTTGTCTGGTCCTTGGCGCGGGTTTCGTACCATGCCCGCTGCCTTACATAAAGCTCAAGATCTAGCCTTAGCTCTTTTTTAGACTATCTCTGTTCACTCCAGCCGTTATAAGCTGCTCGGCAATTGTGTTTTTCATGCCGTAAAGCATCAAGCAATTTTCGTTTGTGCATTCCAGTGGCTCGCCTTTAAATGGCACGTTGTCTGTCCATTTAAGGGTTACGGCTGCGAGTATTTCTCTTAGGTCGCTTTCTGTGACCTCGGCTGGAACACCTCGACGCTTATACTTTGATGCGTTTCGCTCGTCGATCTTCTTTGCTGTATCTTGCCACTTGTCAGAGTCTCTGCCCTGAATAGTTATAACAATTTCTTTTTCGTCTAAGCCTTTATATGGTCGCCTATTAGTTTCGTCGATAAGAGTAACCTCGATACCTCTTGCCGCTTCCGCCGATAAATCGTATGTTCCAAAATCAATCGTGTTGCTCATAATATTAACCCTTCATTAAATTATAAAAACCAAAGCCTTTAGTTAAAAAGGCCTTGGTGCTTGTTACCGCTTTTTAGGCGGCTGCTTTGCTTACCGTATTCTTTGTTCGCTGAACTGAAAGCACTTGAGAAACAATAGCATTACCGTCTCCAGCGCCAGTGATATAAGAACCCACGATGCCTTGGAAATAATCAATGCTGCCGTCTTGGTATTCGACTTTATAAGAAAAGTCTGCATCGCTAGCCTCGGCGGTTAAAGCAATCACTTGTCCTGCGTCGCCGTCGGCACGGTTCACTGTAAAGGAGTCCATGCTCTGACTGTTGGTTCCTTTGTAATAATCAGTGGAACGCTGATTAACCGGATTGCTTGGTGTCAGCGTATGAGTGCGTCCGCCCGGCGTCCAGCTAGTAACCTGACCTATAACAGTAAAAGATAGACCGTCATAGTCTGTTGTGGTTTGTGATGCCGGTAAGGCGGCTGAAATAGATATCACACTATCGACGAATGTTTGAACTAATGCTGGCATTTTTAAGACCTCGTTATAAAAGCAATGTATTGAATAGACACGACTATTTTATACCAGCCGTTCTCGTTAAAGCCTTTTTGTCGGCTCGTTTTCGTGATTATAACAGATTGCCCAGAATATGAAACATTTGTTCCAATACTAAAAGCATCGATTATCTCTTGCGCCTTTGTCTTTGCTGCAATGGCTCCGTTGTTTACAGGATAGCGAAGTATAGCCCGAAAGATTCCGCTGGTTTCGTCCATATCGTTTATGGACAATATGTCAAGGGCGTTCTGGATCAAGAATACCTCAGCATAAGCAAGCTCTGGATCCGCCGAGAAGTCTTTGTTTTCGTATGCCGTGGGCAACCCGAATTCGCTGTGGGTTGTTAGCCATGCGGTCAAGAACGCCTGATCTATCTTTAGCTGGCTCATTTTTTAAGGCCTCTGACTATAGTGTCAACACGCGCAAGGTTCCTTGCAACCATGGCGTCCTTTTCTTCATATACTGCAGCATAGTCTAAGTTGTTTGTAAGGTAGTCAATGCCGGTTCCCTGTATATTGTTTATTACTGCGTTCTTTGCGACGTTTCCGTTTTTATCGTTTATAGGAAGGGTTCCTTTTGCGGGCCTGTTCTGTGTTGTTTGCCAGTTGCCCTTAAGCCTGCCAGTGTCCACGCGGGTATCATCAATAACCCCGGTAAAAACCTCAAGCTTGATTGCTCGGCTTGCTTCGTCAACGCTTGCGCCAACTGACTCAGCCCATTTTGAGATATCTAATGCAGACATTAAGCGCTAACCCTTACAAAATAAACCAAAGCAATTCCCGCTGGCTCTGACTTTTCTATTTCCTTGATTGTCCATTTCTTACCATCAACCGTTGGCCGGTCAGTCATTAGCGGCTCAACAGTGTTATCAAGAATTAGCTTTCTGTCGCCTTGCTCAATTCTACTGTCCTGCTTTTCTGCCGTTGTGTATTCGACAATAATGCCTTTTGGCTTGAATGTTGTTGTAGTACCAGGTGTTACAGTTCCCGTTATATTGTCAACGGACCTGCCTATATTTCTGACAACCAAAAACTCCTTACCAAACTTGTTAATAAGCTTGGCGGCTGTTTTTGCCATCTTGTTATAAAAAGCGTCTGACATAATTAACCCATTGTGATTGGAATGCCAAAGCCCGAACCCGAGCGCTGGAGTATTTGCCTTAATCGATTACTTAACGATTGGTATAAAAATGCAGGGGCGTCGCTTACTGCGTACTCTTCCTCAACCGCGCCTTCCACCTTTGAGCGTTTAACAGCCACCGAGTCTGATTGCGGCGGGTTAAAAATATCTATGCCGTTTACTTGGTCAAGCGCCAATGACATCTGGTAATCAATCGCTTGGGTTGGTATTTCTGTAGAAAGCCAGCTATAAGTTTGGAGAACTAAATCCGTTCTTGGATATGCTCCGGTTTGCTCTCTGACAGATAGAAGCCCGGCAAGCGAGCTTTCTATGCCGTTGATGAAATCGAATGCTATGACCAGTTTATTGTCCGCAAGCACATCGTCGGCCACTGTATAGCCGCGCCTTAAGGACCACGCTATGAAATCCGAGCGAGTGACGTAAGAATCCGCGTTTGCGACAATGCTGCCATCTTCTACAACTAAGGCCATTATTAGTTTGCTCCAATAAAAAAGGGCGGCATCTGCCCGCCCTCTCTAGGTTTAACTTTGTGTTTTTTGTCTTATCGCTTTGGTTTTGGTTTTGCGTTCATCTTGTAGGCTTCGGTTTCTGCCGCTTTGTATGCTTTGGTCTCGGCTGCTTGTGTCATTTCATCAGTAACAACAACGTCGGTATCTTTTAGATCAGTTTCGTTAATATCAACCATCACGCCTTCGCGCTCAATTGTAACTGTCTTTAGTGTTCCGAATGACATATTAAAACCTCCTAAAGTTAATAAAAATTCTTAGTGCATAGCCCTCGTTAAAAGGCTATGCGGCTAAAAACTCTTAGCCTAAGATTAACGCGGTATGCTCAGGCTTGATGTTTTTAACACCCCAAGCCAGTGATACTTCATAACGCACTTTGCGATAACCTAAGTACAATGCAAATTCCATTGTCAGCCCGCTGCGAGGATCGGTGATTAGCATTCGATCTGCTGCTTGGTCGCCTTCTTCCGGTAGCGCTGGCGCTCGTGAAGCAAGCACTAAAGCGTTTTCAGAGAATGCCATGTTTCTCGCGCTGCTAGCCAGGACAGTGATTGCCTTGGTTGCCTCTGACATTGCAACACGCAAGCCGGGAGCCGCCAAGGTGATTGTTCCACCGTTAGACACGTCAGTGTCGCCTGATGCTAAAACGTACTTGTTTGCATCGCCCGCAAAGGTAACAACATCGCCAGCAAGCAATGTCCCGGTTCCGGCAGATGCCAAAGTTAGAACCGTCGCACCAACAGCATAACCGGCCGCATTAGTTGTAGCGCTTGCGCCTGTACCCGCGACATGATTCTCGACGAATCCAGACTCACGCAAAGGCATACCAGCGCGATCCACTAGAATGCCCTGAGACATAATCAGGTCAGTACCGGCAGAATTCACAGCGCCTTGCTTACCTAAAAGGGTAGCGCCCGCCGTGGTATCCATAACAATGCGAGCGTTAAAATCACCGCCGTTATCTTTTAGAATTTTACGCGCAAAAGTCGCGTCTGTGTAATCGTTGATTGTGGCAAAAGGCGTAGTGCCTGGAGTACCAACGGCTCGGCTAAAGGTAGACTGCAATCCACAAAGGTCTGCTTCAATAGAGTTAGCAAGTTTGCGAATTGCTTGCGCAATCTTCTGCGCTCGAACACTTGGAAAGCCCGGTCCAGTGTTTAAGCCTTTTACTTGCTCGCCAATAAACCCAAACTCGGCCGCTTTAGACTTTGTAATGACAATATCGGTAAACCCGGAAGTCTGCCCGGTAGGTTCTGGAATTGTCATTGATGGTGTAATGTCCACCAAATTGCCTTCTGGCTCAACGTCAACTCGAATGTTTTGGCCCACGGCAGCACGATCCGCAGATGCGTTCATAGTAACCGAAGGAATCATGCCCGTTAGCTCTCTTGAAACAATGTCAAGCCCTTCGTAAATGTCCGGCACTAAGCCGGTTATAGTATTCTCTGCCATGTTAAGTATTCTCTGAAAGTTAAAAAATTGCGGATTAAGCCGCGTCGGTTAGTGTTCCGCCATCTTTTAGATAAGAGCGCTTTTCGCCCACTCCCATTCCATCAAATTGGCTTCTTGTTATCACTTTACCTTCGGCCCCGCCTCCAGCGTTGTTGGTCCCATTGCCCCCGGCCTTGGATCCAACTATTAACGGGGCATACGCCGCGTTAGTCTTAAATTCTGTGGTTAGCTCTTCGACCGTTAAGGCCGATGGCTTACCATCTACTCCCAAGACAACCGTTCTATGCTGTCCTGTTTCATCAAACTCTGTTTTTAGTCGTCTGCCAATGGCGTCTGATAAAATTCCTTGTGATCCTGCAATGCCAATGGTTGCGGCAATGCTTGTGGCTATTGATCCCGATGTTGCCGTATGTAATTGTCCGGTAACACCCTCTAGCTTTAAACCCAAAGCATCAAACTTGCTCTGCCAAGAAACATTGATTGCATCAATATCGCCTGACTTGTTGGCTGCCGCTAAATCTGCTGCCGCCTGTGTTGCTGCTGCTTTTTGAGTTGCTTCTTCGGCCGCTGTTTTTGCTGCCTTTTTTTCGCCTAGCAAATCAGAAAGGTTCTTTTTAAGACCGGCCACGTCTTCTATTTCAGGCATACCGTCAACGCTTAACGTGTAATCTTCGCCGGTTGCCTTGTATAGCGCCTTGTTTGCTTCGTCTAATGCTGCGAATTCTTCTTTGCTTACCTTATATTTCATAAACTACCCCTGGTAATTTTAGATTCATATCGCCCAGCGATACGTTAATGCGAATAATAAAACGATCAGTATACTACTGTCAACCTTTTAAACTAAACGTTCTAATTTTTCCGCCTGTGCATGAGTCACGCTTCATGGCATATTTAACGGCCTTCTTTGCGCTGCAACCAAGGTCCATGGCTGTTAGTGCATGATCGGAACCGCTTCCCCTTGCTAAAGGATTCCTTTTTCTCTCTTTTTGCCAATAATACCCTTCGTCCTTTGTTATTCCGGCAGTATAAACATCTTTGCCCATAACTATGATTGCGTGAGTGCTTATAGCGTCTGGATAACTTGGGCGCTCCCCGTTCTCGACAGCGTCTATCAATGTGTCTTCGTCCGCAGACCGGCCGCAAAAGAAATAGTAAACTCCGTTTGACTCTTTACATTTATTGCAATTATCGTCAACAATAGTTGATCCAGCGGTTTCCCTGGAGTCGTAAGCGATAAGACCGTTCTTATCCATTGCAATTGTGGTCATTAATGAATCCTTTTATATGGTTTTTTCTTACCCTTTTTCATATACCCGCCTTTTCAAATGCCGTTGGCTCTAGCTTTTTCATTTCCGCTAAAGTCAGTGGCTTAAATTGATTACTAAGATTAAGCTCGCCAAATTTCTTGGCAGACAACCCGCCCTCGTTCATTAGTTTTGCGCGTACAGGCCCAATGGCAGATTCTTGGAATCCTTTAGGCTGCTGCTTTAGCCATCCATAATAACTGTCCTTAGCGCTAATGGACTCAACACCATCCGGGCCTCTTGCGGACCTGGTTGCGCCCGCTCTTAATGATTTAAACTTATCGTCAAGTACTGCGACTATGCTGGATCTGCAATTTATATGGATTGGTGGCCGTGGGCCTTTGTCTATCTCGAATGTTTTGCCATCCATTGACCTGCAGACCTGAGAGGTCCGGCCGTCAAAAGTCGATGTCCATCTGACCTGCTTGACAATATCGCTATTTGCTCGCCAAGTTGTTTCTCTTGCCTGAACAGCCGTATGCTGCAAAGCGGTCCTGACCACGGCGTTTAGGCTGTTACCAACCCTTGCGATAATCCCGTTTTTAAATCCTTGGCTTCTTGTGCCTCGAATCGATTGCAATATCTTGCTTGTGCTTTGGCCTTCGTAATAACCCGTGCGAATAGCCAATGATATGGCGTCTATCTGCGCTGTTGTTTTGCCTTTGATAAAAGCTCCAAGCAACATACCATTATCAACTCCAGCCACGGAAAGCGGGTTTGTCATCACGGCAGAAACTAAAGCGGATGTTGTTGGAGTGTTAAAATCGGCCTTAATAACCTGATCCAGCGCCCTAACCTCAAAACCCGCCTCATACTCAGCAAGCTCTTTAGCCTGCGCCAGTATTGACGCGCCTATGTCCTTGTTAATAATTGAAAGATCGCCCTTCACAGACGCTATAAGGCGCTCTAACTTGGCCCTCTTAAAGTCTGTTATATCTTTACCGGCAAGCCTAGCTGTCACGGATTTATCCATAACCTTTAAGAATTCAAGGTTTTCATTTACAGCCTGTGTCTTTAAGCGCTCCAAGTGCACTTGATGGCGTGTAGCAATCTCGATTAATTCAGACGGCGTTATCATTGATCAAGATCCGGCAT